TGCGTAGTAGCGGATGCGCCGGCGCTCGCAGCCTTATCCAGTCGATGCCTGCCAGATAATCTTCGCGGCTCATGCGTCAGTAGGATTTCGCTGCTGAATTCCACTACGCTCTTCATCCAGGCGCGTGAGCTCGATGTCCCGAAATCCGAACTGGATATTCTCATCCCAGCCCATTTCACGCTGCAGCAGTCGCAGCGGTTCGAGCAGTATCTTGCGCGGCAGCGGCGTCTTGATCGCCAGGTACATAAGGAAAGCGTTGCGGATTTCGCTGCCCGAGCTAAGTCGGCCCTGGCTCTCAATATTCGCCAGGGTAGGGTGTACGCCCTGTGAGCTGATGACCGCCTGGTTGCTCTTCTCGAAAAGCTTAAGCAGTGCTTCATCTTGGAGGTCAATTTCTAAGGGGGTGATCTTGATTCCGGGAAAGTCCTTGCCCAGGGCCTTGTTGATCTCGTATTCGGTGACGACGCTGCGGCCCGCCTTCGTTACGCCAGCCAGAAACTTGTTCAGCCGATCCAAAAAGTCCTGCCTGGCACTGTTTTCTGCTTCTTCGGCTGCCTTGCGCAGCTCATCGGTCTGAGCTGGGCCGGTGGCAGCCTTGAAATAATCCTTCGGGATCTCGATGTGATAGCGAATGCTGTAACCGTGATCCAGATTAGCTTGATGGAAGGCCGGGATGCAATTCGCCAGCCTTATCCATTCTTCCGATCCCCACCAATAGGGGGTGTAGTAATATTCGTCAATCGTCAGCAGGTCGTCACCAGTTGCCAGCAGGAATTTCGACTGCAGGCGAGTAGGGTCGTACACCGGGATGCGCGTCGCTGGGCGGTGGATACGTCGCTCGCGGTCGCGCTGATGCCCCCATTGGCCCGACCAGTAGTAGTTATTGATCTGTCCCATCTCGTCCATCTCTTCGGCTCGAAGATGGCGGCTTTCGAGGCATCGCATATCAATGACATCCCCGCCCCGGTTGCGCCGAAATTCGGTGAACACCATCGCGTGCATCATCAGGTTTTTCGCAGCAGTGCGCAGATAGCGCTCGACGTTGATCTGCTCGAAGAACATCCGCATTTCGGTCGGCATCGCTACTTCTTCGACGATGCGCTCATCACCTTCCCATCGCTCGGTGTAAGTCATCAGCCCAGCGCCCAGGGTGATGTCGCGGCGGGTAGCCAGCAGGCTGGGCACAATGTTGTTGTCGGCGATTAAGCGTTCCCGCATGGCTGGCAGATCGTTATCGCTGCCCCATTCCATCACCGTCGCCATCTGGTCGGCTCCAGCTACGCTGACGCTGATCGTGCCGCCGATGGGGTGCTGGTAGGTAGGGCTGGTGCGGGTGACTACCGCCTGCGCGTCTTCGAGCACCGTGATGCCGTTGAATTCTCGTATTGCCATTAGTGTATTACTTGATAATCGTTATAGCCGATAATGTGGCTGATAAGGGGGGTGAAATAGCGGTTGCGCTCTACGTCAGTCATCGGCAGGGTGCCGTGCTCGGTGTGCAGCCACTTGGTGTAGCTACGCTTGCCCGAGTCGCTACTTGCCGGCTGTACCGGCGTAGAGCGCTCGGCGTAGTGCCGCGGCGCTCCGTAGCGGGCCTTGGCGACCGTTGCGATCGTCCCGCGCCGCTTCCCTGTAGACCTCACGAAGCGCAGCGTAAACGTCTGGCCCATCATGGACTCGTCGCTCATATTCGCCAAAACTTCCTGGATGCTGATCTGCTTCATGCTGCCGAAGATGCGGCGGTTGCGGCAGCACCAAAAGGACAAGAATAGACCGTGAGTTAAAAAGCCCCGGCTCGCGCCGAGGCATCAACAAATTATAATCCCATAATAATTCAATATACGAAAAAAACAGGCCCGAGGAAAGCCCCGGGCCTGCATACTGTCATCGCTATTCATCTTCATCGTCGTCTTGCTTCCGGCCTTTTTTCGCCTTCGGCCGCTCGACAAGTTCGTAGTAGCTGGCCAGTTGCGGGTGATGGGGTAGTAGCTGTTCGTAGCGACTACCTTCCAGATCCGCCGGGCTGGTCAGTGTCAGTCCGTCGGCCAGCACCAGCTTTTCAGCTCGGGGGCCTGTGTATTTCAGCTTACTCATTAGGCCGCGACACTAAGGGCGCCGGTGTACGCATAGAGCAGCCGCGAGCCGCGCCAGGTGATCGTGAGCGTATAGGCGTTCAGGTCGGCGTTGTTGACTGCCACCTGGACTACGCTGCCCTCGTCGAGGGTGCCCATCAGCCATTGAATATCATTGCGATCTTTGAATACCGCGATGTATTCCCCACCAGCCATGCCGCTCAAAATGCGGTTCTTGGCAGCATCCTGTTTCAGGATATTCACCGTGAGGGTGTGCAGGTAGTCAGGGTTTTCGTCGTCGCCCTGGGCTTCAACACTGTAAGAAGCATTGTTCTTCGAGATATTGAGCTCGTAGAATAAGCCCGGGGTAGTATCACCGATGTCGGCCACCATCGTGATGTCCGTGTCGATGGAAAAGGTATCTGCCGTGGGGGCAGGGATGGTGTCTACCTGGTCAATACAGGCGACGTATAGCTTGGTCCGCAGGCCGGAAGCATTACCTCCGCCGCATATTTTTTCGATGTTACCAAGCGTCGTACAGCAGGTTGCCATGCTTGAAAAATTTTTTCAGTTCAGAAATAAAAATTCGTTCGGGTTGCGGCCTTATACGCGAACCAGCGCAGTACTACCGGCTTCGATGAGCGCAGTAGACAACTCCTTGTTTTTCGCTAACTGTTCGCGCGTATAGCGCGTGCCGGCATGGAAAACACCATGTACGACCAGGTAGTTGCCAGTCTTACCAAAGCTTACCCTGGGCGCATCGGCAGTAGGGTCTGGTTTCGGCTGGGGAGCGTAGGTCGAGAGCTCACTGACCTGCTCGCGCAAGTCCTTGTTCTCTGCTTTCGCTTTCAGGAGTTCCTTTTCCAGCACGCCCAGCTTAGCTTCAAGCTCAGCGAGGCGGTCAGGTTGTTGTGGTTCTGCTTTCTTCTTAGCCATATTGTTCGGTTTTGGGCCGGGGAGCCATCGCCCCCCGGCTTACTGATTCGTGTACTGCTTACGCCTGGTCGTTGACTACAGCAAGTCCATCTCTAAGCATCACCGCCTTGACCCCAAAGTTGAAGTCGCACCAGAAATCTAGTGTGCGGTGATTCTGCTCAAAGCGGAAATTACTCCAGTCCTGTAGCGAGTCAAAGCCGTAGTGTAGTCGATTTCGCGGCATGATCAGAACTCGTTGGCTTGAACCCATCCCTGGTACCGGAATGATAGTGGCTTTGCTGCTCAGCTCATATCGAATACCTTGATCATAGTCGCTGTTGTCGATTTTCACATAAGCCGGATCAGCGCCGTAAGTCTGCTTGTACTTGATGCGATACAAGTCATAGACAGCATAGCTTACGAAAATGTCAGTGCCCATCGCTTTCTGCGCAGGGTTCACCTGTGCCCACATTGATTGGAACTGATCCAAAACATTCGCTAACGTAATAGCGCCAGTGCTGACCGGAGTCAAGTCAGTAGCGGTTATCGCATCAGCCACTTGCTTAAGAATGCCGTCGAAAGTCGCCGCCAGCAAATCACTATCAGCTGGCACAGCTGCTTGGTCTCCTTGCCAAGTAGCATCTTCTAATTCCTTCGCCAATTCTTTCAATAGGCCGTTCAGGGTGAAGGCTTCCATAGGATAATCTCGTGGATCTTGGCCGGTACGCCGCATCTCGCCCATGTAGTTGCTCTCAAACTCCTGCGGGACAACTTGGTGCTCGAGCTTATTGGTAAACACTTCCAGGACGTAAGGAGTATAAGACGTGTTTTGTGTGCCTTCAAACTCAGCAATCCAGCGCTTGGCTAGTCCGGTTCCAATTACCAGTTCAGTAAGAACTTTCCGTCCTTTTACTCCTTCGTGCGGAGTCATAAGTTGGCCACTCCGAAACCCGTAGAACATGCGTTTAAACAAGTCAAGCGCAAATTGCTCTACGTAGCCTTTGTAGGCCTGTGCATCAGTGAAATCAATGCCGTTTGCCATGATGATATAGTTTGGTTTAATTGCAAATAGGCTCGTAGTAGCCTTATTTCAGTTGATTGTAAATTTTTCTGCGCATCCACAGCGGCGTTCCCTGCTCACTCGCTTCCCGCTGCCCTCCGGTAGCCGGTGCGGCATCCATCTGTTCCATCCGCTCGATGCGGGCGGTGAGTTCGGTGAGCTTGTTTTCCAGGTCGTTGACCTTGCTTTCGAGCGCTTCGTTGAGGGTCGTCAGGCGTTCGTTCTCTTCCTGTACGGCTTCGAGGCGCGTTTTCAGGTCGGTAATGTGTTCTTCCT